AGAACCCAGTCTCAGGATTGAAGAACACATCATTCTTATCACGCTCGAACTGTACCAGTGCTTCTTCAGCTGCAGTGGTGTCGATACGTTGTTTCATCTGGAACCCTGCTTTGGCCAGGTCCATACCACCTTTTGCCACATCACCACCGAACGCAGCTGCTGGAGCATTCTGTGCGGTAGGCCCACCGACAACCTGAGTCTGTACCTGGTTCGGTTGATACTGTTGAACTTTAGCCATGTTATCTACCTAGTGTTAATGGTTGACTTGGTGTTGTCAGATTGAGATCAACGCCGGTGTACCCCGCACTCTCCGGGGTGAACCACTTATCGGCCACACCTGATGAACCTATCGTTGCAGCTCCGCTGAGTATGGTGCCGGCAGCTTGATTGTACCCTGCTGTCTGTGCGTAATCACCTTGCGCCGATGTCAGACCAGCACTTGTCTCCAGGGCCGATGCCTGACGTTCTGCATTACTCCTGATGCGAAGTGCGTCAGCTTCACCAAGCATCGCGGTGTCTTCTTGCAGTTGAAGTGCTGACCCTGATGTAAGGTCGATACCTGCTGCACCAAGCTGTGCTCTCTGCTTAGACTGGAGCTGTGCTACCTTCTGTCTGTGAGCAAGCTCGGCCTCATTGCCGACGTTTCTTGTTTCTACTGCTTTGTTCTCTGCTACCCGTGCATTATACCGGCTAGTAGCTTTTTGAAATCTACCCTGATCAATGGCCGACTTAGCTGCAAATGCAGTCGACACTGCCATCATCACTGGTACTGCTGCTGGTCCACACATTGTTATTGCCTCTCAAGATAAAACTTATGAAATAATTCACCACTGTGCCCGTATGGTATAGGATCATCAAAAGTGAAACCGATCCTCTTTAACCATCTGATGCTGACCTTGTTTTCAACGTGAACATAATTGAATAACCTGGGGCACACATCCAACATTGCATCAATTACATCAGGCACTTGTGTAAAAAAGTTACGCTTATAGTTTAACGCATTATTGGTCCCAAGTAACCATGGAATACCACTCCCTGTCAATGCGCTATGCACCACCAGGCCAAGCATGACACATGGTTCATCATTGACTGTGACCACTACTGACAGCTCAGATCGCTTAAAACCCTCATGTAATGCTTCTAATGGTGTGTACTGATTCGATGCCCACACCTCATCCACATCGGCCTGGCGCATGTCACTGGCGATCACCTGCATAAGCTCAGGTGTCGGTTTGACGAATTTAACTTCCTCCGACATCGACACGTGGGATGACAGAAAGGATAGCCATTGGCAGTGGTGCACGTTGTTCAATACGAACACCACCACCTTTGGACCACTGCGGATCTATGATCACCTCCTGTTTATATGTTTTGAGTTCTAATGCGTCGTAACTATCTGATACGAAACGAGGTTTTATTTCCTGGAATACTGCTGTCTCACCACTGTTCGGGTCCTTCTTCGCACCAACCCATCCACCGAGTGTCTTCTCAACTTCGATTATAACCTTGGAAACAGACACCTCTTTACCTTTCAGTGTATCAGTCGGTGATGTAACATCGATATCAAGCAGCTCGATGGCCGGTACATAAGGTAACCCGACATGAACTTTCGATGCTGCTGTGGCCAGGGTGATTGAACCAGACGACACAGTGTGACCTTCGACAACATACCCATCAGCCAGGACAATAACATCTTCACCCTCAAGGTGATCCAGACCACTGAATGATGTGGCCGGTGCACCGTTGTAACTGAGTCCGGAATCCACATAGAAGCAGTCTTCAGTGGTGGTGGTTTCACGTTTCTCCATCCGTTCTACATAACGGACCCACGCACCATCGATGTATCTTTTAACAATCACATAGACAGCATCACGACCATCTTCACTGATCGTGGCGACCGATTCAAACGCACTGTCGGCACCGGCTGTCACGGTGGTATGCTTATGCCAACCCCACACCTGGTGCTCACGCAGATACGTCAGGCCAAGCAGGGTACCATCATCACGAACACACCACAGTATCCCGTATGGTTCATCGGCATATGCCATATCCGTTATTTGTCGATCTTCGAACAGGTGCTCAGACATTATTGACAGATCGTTACCGGTGTATTTATCACCAAAGTCACCACCGTTCAGGTCACGAATTCTTGCGCCCTTCTCCTGGACAAAAACCACAGTGTCGTTAATGATCACCGGTCTGACCCAGGATGAACCATTGTATGATTGAGCTTTGCGACCGACTGTGCTCGGGGTGAGAACTTCATCCTGACCCTCAGTTATTTTCCATTCACCACCAGATGTCAGCAGTATCAGATTATCAACTGACACAATGTGTCTGATCTCATTGACCTGCTGGGCCACGATAGTGAACGTCACAGCATCATCATCACGAGCTGGACTCGATGTCCGTAGTGAGTTGAAGTTGCCTGTCTGCGTTGTATAGGTGGCCTGTGGCTCATTATCGGTATTAGCGAAAATCTGTCTCTGCTGGTAGTAATTCACAGCAGATGGTTTGTCACTCGCACCACTGAACGGTTGCCTGTCTTGTGGTGGTGCGTCACTGGTGAGTGGAGCGATATTATAATCATCGAATGTCGTAGTGTTAGAGTCACCGATCCAGCCGAATATCTGAGTGTTATTCGATGGGTCCTTATAGACTCGGTAATACTCTGCACCGGCGACTGCGCCCCATGTTATGCGAACACCACCTGTGGTTGATAGTGACTTGGTCGTCACACTAGCAGACGATGACGGTAACGACTCAACACCATCGGCATCGACAGCAGTGACAACATAGGTATACGTTTTATCGTAAGACCCGAACCCGGTACCAACAGTCGTTGCTGCAGTCTGTCTTGTTGCTGTACCACCGGATGTATAGGCTCCGAAACCTGTTGAGTTGACACCATCTAACGATACGTTGTTAACATCAACAACTGTGATTCTGTAGTCGTTACCGTTAAGTTCAGTCATACCGAGAACACCAGCTATACTGATTATGTTACCCGTTGAGAAACTGTGACCTATGATCGTGAGAACACAAGTGGGTGCTTGACTTGCAAAAGTAATGTTTTTCACATCTGCACTAGCGAACGTAGGAGCTGTAACTGTCGGAGCATAACTCACTGTTGTCAGTGTCCAGTTATCATCAGCCAACCTGTTGATGTTCTTTGGATCATGATCAGGATGACAGATAGTCATCACGTCAGCGTTCTGAGTGAAGCTCAACCTGGGCAGCTGTGCTTCAGTGTATGTTGTTGCCAGTTCGAACAGAGCAGGGCCAGCACCGTTCAGTACATAAGCACCATCTTTGATCACACGTATCACGTTGTTCTCAAAGTGCAGCATGTATGTCTGCGTGGTGTTGAAGCTGAATGGTATCAGTCGACCGACTTTTGTGTGGTCCTTAGACTCACCGATGAACTTCAGACCTGGGCGTGAATAGACACCACCTTGCGCTCTTACGAAAAAGTTCTCACATAAGGCAAGGCCGGTGGCGTACTTCGTGGTGTCTGCTCGTGATCGTAACGAAGGTGCTATCTCACCAGAAGTAAAGCTTCTTTGGATTGTTTCTGGCACCTTTATCTCCTGATGGTTTCATATTCGCTTAACTGCTCATCATAAGCTGATTCATTAGCGTCATCAGCAGCAGCAGCGTTGACATACTCTTTATATAATTGTAATTCGTCACTGCGAAATTGTCTACCAAGCTCGGCACCGGCCAGTGGTATAGCGATCTCAGATGCCAACAGGTGACCGAGAGCCATTACGAAATCATCACTGAACTTCGTGGTATCAGTTATCTTTGCAGCGTACTTAACTCGAAGGTTAGCTTCATTCGCTGCGATGACTTTGTTACCGTCAACATTGAATATTTCATAAGGTACCTCTGGCATCATTTGAGTAGTCGGTAACAGTTGATTATCAACCATGCGCGATATCACGTCAGCGTCACCGGCTGCTATCTCTTCATAGTCACCAACCAGGCGATCAATCTTAAGACAGTCTGTTGGGTACTGATAAGCATAGGCCCAGTTGTATATATCCGT